AGTCTGAAGCGTGGAAGGTACGGTGCGGGTCATGCCGTCAGTGCCTCCACTAGCTCGAGCGTCACCGCGCCGCTGACGTTCGTGTCTCGGGTAAATGGCACGAAGTCGGCCGCGAAGCGCACGCGCACGTCAAACTCGAAGTTCGCCTTGATGACCTGGCCGGTGGGCCAAGAGCCCGTAGGCGTGACAAGGCCGGTGGTTTCGTCGGTGGTCACCGTCAATGGAGTCCCGTTCGCCGTGATGGCGACGGTCGAGGCGATGGGAAGGACGATCGTCCGCACGAACGAGGTCGGGCCGAAGGTGTAGGTCTTCGTGAGCTGCCGCGGCGTGGCGGTTCCGTCACCGTTCGCCATGGCCTGATTGGTCGCGCTGAAGTCGTTCCAATCCTTGAACCGGAAGGAGTCCTTCTGGCCGCGCGCCGCCCAGAAGGCGATAAGGATCTCGTTTTGCCCTGTCGGGTCGAGCAGCGTGTAATCGGCGGTGAACTTGTGATGAGGCAAAGCCCAATCGGCATTCCGGCGCTCCGAGCCGTTCGCCATGTCGACGACGCGCGTGTTCCACATCGGACCGCCAGAGAAGCCGACGCTCACATGGCGGCTGAGTTTGGTATCGATGAAGGTCATGCCATCCTCCCGCCGCGGCGAAGCGCGAGCGACGTGTCGTTGGCGATCTGGGTTCGTGTGCGTCGGTCGACCTGGCCCTCGACTGCGATGTTGACGACGGGTGCGCCGCGGCTGGCACGCATGTTCTGCAGAACCTCGGCAGGGACGACCGTTCCGGGCTGCTTCGGGATGAACAGTTCTGGCCCGCGCTCGCCGACGATGGAGGCACGGCCCATCGGCGGGTCGCCACCATTGGCAAAGCCCAGCATGGTCCCCCAGCCGCCTTGCAGATTGATCAGGTTGTCCAGGGCATCGCCCGGCATGGCATTGGCCGCGGTCGTGGCAGCGCTGTTCGACATGCCGCCGAGTCCGCCGAACAGCTTGCCGATCGTGCCGAAAAGGCCGCCGCTGCTGCTGTCGTTCGCTGCGCCACCTACGGCATCGACCGACTTGACGAACAGCGGATTGGAGAGGCTCGAGCCGCGCGTCGCAGCAGACCCGCCCTTGCCGCCGCCACCGAGCCCCAGGAAGCCGAGCCAGTTCTCGCCGGTCCCCTTGTTGCTGGTGAGGCCGCCCAGCAGCTTGCCGATCATCGAGTCAGGGTCGCTGAGGCTGCCCTGCAGCCACTCGGCGACCGGCTTCGTGATCTGCTGCTCGACGATGCCGTGGACGATCTGCTTGGAGATGTTCTCGCCGAGCTTCTTGAACGAATCGCCCTTGTCGCCAAAGATGGCTTCGGTGATCGAGTCGGACAGGCCGCTCAGCGAGTTGGTGATCAGCGCGTTCGCGCGCTGCGCCGCGTTGTCGACGTAGTCGATGTAGTTCGCCAGCGCCGACTTTGCACCCATGATCCAGTCTTCGCGCGCGGTCTTCTCGTCGGCGAAAAGCTTCTTCTGAATGCCGAGGGCCGTCTCGCGCGCTTCTGCGATCTTGGCGACCTCCTCTTGGAACTTGTCCGAGCCGAGAAGGTGCTCTGGCGTGTTCTTCACCAGATCCAGCTGCATCTTGTTGTATTCGCGGAAGATGCTCCGCTGCGCCTCGACCTCTTGGCGCGCACGATCGCCCAGGCCGAAGGTCGCCCGAATGCGGTCGGACTGGTCTTGCTGAGAATCGATGCTCGAGTTGATCGCCTCGGTGCGCTGGCGGGACCGTTCGGCGAACTGCTTGTCGAGTTGGTCGAGTCGCTCGGCTTCTTTGCGCGCGTCCTCACGGGCTTTGACCTCCGCCTCGAGCGCAACGTTCTTGTCGAGTTGCGCCTTGATCGAGTCCTGCGCAAGCAGAAGGCTCTTTTGCTCGACGGTCAGCGTCCCCTTGCCTTTAAGGTCGGTGACCAACTGGACGAACTTCGCGCGATCCTTCTCCGAAGAGGTCAGCTTTTCGTCGGTGGTCAGTTGCTCCTTGAGCGCGGCTTCCTGCTGTCGCAGGTTCTCGAGCATCTTGGTCGCGGCGTCGTCCTGATACGCCTTTTCCGCCGGCCCCTTCTTTTCCGCAGGGTCCTTGAACTTCTCATTGATGTTCGCGACGAGCTTGTCGTATTCCCCGCCGCTGGTCGACTTGCCCAGCGTCTTGAAGTCGCGATCAAGATCGGCGAGCGCCTTCTTGCGCTTGTCGGCATTGGTTCGGACCTCATCGGAAAGGGTCTTGATCCGATCGGATGCGGAGATCTTGGCGGCTTGATCGCGCGCGCGTTGGCCTTCGGCGTCGGCAGCTTCTTGTTCCCGGAAACCCTTGCGCGTGAGGTCGGAGACGGCGGACTGAGCGTTTCTAAGTTGCGCGTTGAAGTCAGATTGCCCGGTGACCGGGCCGCCGATTGGGCCTCGCGCCTTCAGGTCGGCAAGGTTCTGCTGTGCAGCGCTCAGCATCTCCCCCGTGGTCTTCGGACGACCAACCCCTTGCATGAGATCCCATGCCTCTTTGGCATCGTGCGCCAGGGCTCGCCACGCCCGCGCCAGGACGCCGGCCTGCTGCTCCACCTGGCCGAGGCGGGTGGTTGTCGCATTGGCGTAGGTCGTCTGCGCGAGCGCCGCGGCTTCTTCCTTCTGGCCCTGATCCTCGAGCGCGCGGATGCGCTCGTAGGTCGTCAGGTTCAGGTAGTGCATCTGCTCGTTCAGCTTGGCCGACGCCTTTGTCGGCTCGTCTGCGAGCTTGGTGAACACGGCGACGGCTTCGTCAACGGACGTGCCGAGAACACGGTTCATCGATACGACTGCCGCCCCGACATCCGTCAATGAGCTCGATGCGATCTTTCCGCTTTGGGCGAGTGCAGCCAATGCCTCCGCGGCATCTCCTTGGGTGCCTGTCGTCGCGGCGATGTTCCCCGCCATCTCCCGGAGCTGATCGGTCGTCTTGCCGATACTGTTTCCCGTCAGGAGCAGCGCCTTGGCATAGGCCGTCGACTCCTGCGCGCCTTGATACATGGCAACGGCGAGAGACGTGACGGCCACGGCTGCAACGCCGAGAGAGACATTCAACGGCGTCAGGAGGCCGCCGAGTGCCCTCAAAGTGTTGCCGAAGCCGCCATAGTTCGATACGACTGCAGCGCCCTGCATGGCGAATGCCCGCAGCGGAGACCCGCCCGCAAGCACCTGCTCGATGAAGTCCTTGACCTGCACCGCGGCGATCTGGTGCTGCATCGCCAGTTGCTTGACGCTCTTGGTGTAGGCGTCGACGCCAGCGGCAGCAGCAGGAGGGATTACCGTCGCGGGAACAATCGCGGGAGAATTGGCGAAGGGCTTCTGAAAATCGGTAGCGCCGAGCGATGTGGTCGCGCCGGCAAGCGTGCTTTTCGCACCGAGCGATGTGGTGACTTTGGAGAAGTCGACCGTCGCTGCAGTAGTCTTCTTGATCTGCGCCTCAAATGCGCGCGCTTGGTCGATGAGGGGCTGGAGCGCATTGAGGTCAGCGCCACGCTTCCGGCTAAGGCTCTCCAGGAAGTCGACCCCGGTCTTCTTCCCGGTCTCCAGAGTCGCGATGTAGCGCTCGAAGGCCGCCTTTGAATTCTTGGTCGCGGCGTCGATCTTTGCGGCAGCTTTCTCGCTCCCGTCGCCCATCTTGCTCAGGCTGTCCGACGCCTTCTTGCCTTCGGAGGCGGCAGTCGCCCCCAGGTCAGCCAGGGACCGCTTAGCCTTCGCTACACCGGCCTCAACGCCGGATGCGTCGGCGGTGAACTCCAGTTGTGCTTTTTTGCCGGCCATCAGTGCCCCAAATGAATAGGGCCCGCGTGGTGCGGGCCCTGGTTGCTATCGCTGCTGTCGTTTTTCTTCGCGCTCGGATTGCTCGCGCTTCTGCTGGATGTCCAGCAGCGTGACCCGCTCCATCGTTCGGATGTCGGCCAGCATCTCGGGCCAGTCGCGGCGAGGAACGCCGGCCATACGGAACACGCTCTCGAGTGCTACGTAATCCAAGCCGGTTGCGCCGCCCATCGCGATGCGCCACTGCGTCGACATCGACGCATAGGCGCACGCAGCGGGCCAGTTGTCAGGCCACACACCCAAAGGCGGCACCCGGGCTTCCTCGACGGTCATCCCCCACAGCGCGGCTTCCGCCTCGGTGGGCTCTGGGTCGTCGGAGAAGATGGCGAGCGCCGCC